GCAGTTGGCCGGCCGCGGTCTCCTTCGTGCTGACGCCGGCAACGACAGGTGCCGCCGTCACCGGAGCAGTCGCCATGCGCTGTGGCGGGATCAGCGCGGGCTGCGCGCTTGGCGGAGGTTGCGCGGTGCTCGCGCCTTGCCCCGGCAGGCCACTTTGCGATGGCTGAGCAGCGGGCGCCTGCGGCTGCCTGATGGACGCGCCGCTCGTGTCCTCGCGCGAGAACGGTATGCTCGTCGCCGACGGCGTGATGGGTTGGATCGTGTCCGACGGTCCCGGCATCGGGATCAGTTGCGAACCGCTGTCGTAAATCTTCGTCGGCGGCGGCGGGCCCAACCGACGCTGATCCGTGGCCGGTTCGTTACTTGCCGAGACGGCCATCGACTCGCGACTTTTCACGTGCGGGGACCGACGCGGCCGCGCGCGAGTTCATCGACCACGCCAACATCGCGCGATTGATCTCGCGGATCTCGTCGGCTTCGTCGCGCGCCTTTCTCGACGCTGAACGGCCGGCGGGGTTGGTCACACGCACGAATTCGCTCCGGTGAGGGGCGTCTGCATGTGCCTCATGTATACGAGGGAACTGTCAGCGCAAGGGGGGACCGTGAATCCAGTTCACCAGGGCGTAGCGGGTGCCGCGGCTGATCGCAGACACCTGGTGCGGGGTCCAGCACGGGAACGCGATCGCATCGCCAGCATTTCGGTAGGGCATCTTTTCCTGCTGGTGCGACATCAGCGTCAAGTCACAGCCGTCGTAGTCGCTCGGCGCCGACATCTGCGCGAGGAACGTGAGCTTGCGCCGCCCCATCTGCCCGGCGCCGAAGTCCTGATGCCAGTCGTAGTGACCGGGAATCGCGTCCGGCTCCTTCGGCGCTTCGTATCTCAGGACTTGGAAGGGTTCGAGCAGGCCCGTGAGGTCGAAGCGCCAGTACGCGCAGTTGGCCCAATGGATTCGCGATGTGACGCGCTCGTACAACCACGCCACTTCGGCGGTGTACGGGATACTCGCAATGCTCACGCAGCGGTAGGCCGGGTCGATTCGCATGCGATCACCTGAGCCGACGGCTGCCGGCGACCACCCGATGCGGTTGGCGATCTCTATGAGTGCCGCGCAGTCCGGCGGCGAGAGGATCGCGTTCTCCGCCGTCCACTGCACATGCGAGGGGTAGTCGGCTGCGAGCGCAGGCGGCTCGAAGAAGTATCCGGTCCGGTGATACATGGCAGTCCTGTCGTTTTATGCGGTGATCTGGCGGAAGCGCACCCAACTGCCGATTTTCGCGACGATCGCGCTCGAGGCGACTTCCGACGCGAATCGCGCGATGACCGTGCCATCGGCGCTCGGTTGGATGACGCCGTTGATGTACGCCCGGTTGTTGCCGGTCGCGGCGCTCGTGGCGTTGCTTGCGGCAGGCGAGTCATACGCCTGCACCAGCGCGTTGCGTGTCGTCGTCGTCGTCGTCAGCGAGTATTCGCTGGTGTAGTCGAGGTACGTGGGCGACGCCGGCCCGCTGATCGACCAGCGCGAGCCGGTCGTGGTCGCCGCCGCGGTGTAGACGATGTTGAACTCGAAGTCGTACATCTTCCCGGCCAATACCGAGAACGAAAGCCCGGTCACGTCCTGAATCGTGTTCGCGGTGCCGTTGTTGTTCGTTACGTCCGACGAAAGCGTCGTAATCGTGTCGGAGCCCGCGACCGGCGTGCCGACGTTCGTAAAGTTCACGACCGCAGCCCGCCCCTGCGTGTCCGTCACCCACCAGCCCGCGGCTTCGTGGTACTGGAGCGAAGTATCGGGCGCGAGGATGGCTTCGATGACTTCGACGACCGTCGTGCCGTCGGTGTGCAGGATAGTGACCGTCTGCGTGCCCGCGCCCTTGTTGCGGATCGAGAGCGTTTTCAGCGAGCGGATGACGTTCGACGCCGGGCTTTCGACCACCGTCGTCGTCGTGGCCGTGGTGATTGCCGTGTTCTTGCGATAGCCGGTCGGGCGATCGGTGTTCGTCGGGTTCATGTCCATCGCAGTCGCTTGGACATCGAGCGCCGACGTGCCGGAGCTCACTACGCGGATCAGGTCGGACGTGCTGGTGAGCAGGATCATGGCTGCCTCAATTCAGGAACATGTAGAGCAGGGTGTCGCCGGAGCCGGATGGCCCTGTTGGGCCCGTCGGTCCTGTGGGGCCCGGTGGGCCATTGGGACCTGTCGGCCCCGTGGGGCCCGTCGGACCAGCGCCGCCAGCGGGTCCGGTGGGTCCCGCGGGCCCGGTGATGTTTCCCTGCGACGTCCACGTGCCGCTGATCTTTTCGAGGATTTCCCCGTTCGTGGTGTTGAGCGCGTGATCGCCGTTGACGCCCGTCGGCGCTGGCGGCGCGCCGGCTTGGCTGAACCAGACCGAGCCAGCCGTCCCCGCTGGCCCCGTCGGTCCATTCGGACCAGCGGGGCCCGTGGGACCGGGGGGCCCATTCGGACCTGTTGGCCCGGTTGGACCTGTCGGTCCTGCAGGGCCAGATGGCCCTGGGGGTCCGGCAGGGCCTGGGGGACCATCTGCCCCCGTTGGACCTGTCGGTCCCGGAGGCCCGCCGGGCGGACCCGCTGGACCCGGAGGTCCGCTCGGTCCCGTGGGGCCACTTGCCCCGCTTGGTCCCGCGGGTCCCGCCGGCCCGCTCGGGCCAGTAGGACCAGGCGGTCCAGTTGGCCCGGTACCGGATGGGCCTGGCGGTCCAGGCGGCCCGCCGCCAGGTCCCGTCGGACCTGTGGGTCCAGGAGGCCCCGACCGCAGGTCGCCGGGGGTGGATACGAGACTGACGGTGATGAGCGTGTTCGCGGGCGGACTCGAGGGCACGAACTCCAGGTGCTCGAACATGCCCTGAATGACGAACGTCTGATTGCCGGCGTTGAGCGCGATCGACTCCAGCGCCGCGCTGATGATGACTGGCGCCATCTTCGAGCCGCTCGGCACGCCGCGCACGCGCAGCGTTCCCGAGCCTGCGGCCGGCGTGATCGCGATCGACAACTGGTGCGCGACGCAATCGCGGTGGCGCGCGATTTCAACCGACTTCGCCCCGCCGTCGAGGTTGTAGCCGTTCAGGAGCACGCTGGTAATAACAACGTTCGCCACGGCCTAAGTCCCGTCCTCGATAGTCAGGCTCGCTATGGCGTCTTGCGTAGCGGCGTTACTGAGGGGGTCTGTGACGGTCACCCGCACGCCCTGTGTTGGATTTCCTGCGCCGAGCGGGCCTGGGAAACCTACAATCTGGCTCGACGCTCCAGCCGGGTTTTGGAACGACGCGCCTGGGAAGTTCGGCGCAATTAAGGCCCACCCGTAGGTCGGCGTACCGGGCGCGCCACCGGTGTACGACGCTGGCATCGTCGGTGCATTTCTTGGGCCAACGGTTCCGCCGGGCTCCGGAATAATCACCAGTCTGTCGACAGGACTGAGCCCCGCGTTGATGCCTGTAGGCCCTGTTGGACCCGTAGGTCCGGTGGGGCCGGTTGGCCCAGGAGGTCCGGTTGGGCCTGGAGGACCAGCCGGAGACGGGCCGGGCGGTCCGAGCGGTGAAGGCCCGGTAGGGCCGGTTGGCCCCGCGGGCCCCGTTGGCGATGGCCCGGTCGGTCCGGTTGGGCCAGTCGGTCCTGAGGGTCCGGTTGGCGATGGCCCGGTTGGACCTGTTGGGCCTGTCGCGCCAGTCGGCCCAGGAGGCCCCGGCGGCGAAGGACCGGGAGGTCCAGTCGGGCCGACAGGGCCCGTGAATTCAGGAAGCGACGGGCCAGTGGGGCCAGGCGGGCCGTTTGGACCTGTTGGCCCGGTCGGCGACGGGCCAGTGGGACCGGGCGGACCTGATGGGCCAGCGGGACCACTGCCGCCGGTGGGGCCGGGTGTGCCGGGCACGCCGATCGGGCCACTCGGCCCCGGCCCGCCTTCGCGCATGACCACGAACTGCCGATACGTGCTCACGCATCCTCGCGGTGCACGACGACGTTGCAGCGGTAGTCGGGCTCGCGCTCGACGATCGGCTCGCACGCGCAGCACAGGCCATCTGGATCGAGCAGATGGCGGGCGTTGTCGGGCACGACGAAAATCGCGTCCGGCGTGTCGATGGTGAGCCAGTGCACGGGCTCGCCCTTACCCCGGCGGGCCAACGGGCCCCGTCGGTCCAGTGGGTCCAGTGGGCCCGGTGGGCCCGGCTGGCCCGGTCGGTCCGGGTCCGCCCGTTGCGCCCGCTGGTCCTGTGGGGCCAGTGGGTCCGGCGGGCCCCGTGGGCCCCGTGGGACCTGTGGGTCCGGTAGGACCTGTCGGGCCGGTCGGTCCGGGTGGGCCATTGGGTCCGGTAGGACCTGTAGGTCCGGTCGGTCCAGTCGGACCTGTCGAGCCCGCAGGCCCAGGAGGACCGGCGCCGCCCGGCGAACCCGACGGACCCGGAGGCCCTGCGGGACCTGTCGGCCCCAATCCAGCGGGACCCGTCGGACCAGTTGGACCTGTGGGACCTGCGGGTCCGGTGGGTCCCGCGGGTCCATTCGGTCCGTTCGGCCCCGTCGGTCCAGGAGGTCCGGTTGGGCCTGGACTTGACGGGCCGGTCGGTCCGTTGGGGCCAACGGGCCCCGGCGGACCCAACACACGCAGCAGGCGGTAGGTGCTCATGTTCCGCGAACGAGGCGCCACCCTCGAGACGCATCGGAGTACGCGAGCTCGAAGGCGGCGTTCGTGTCGTTCACGACCATGTTCTCGGCGAGCGCCATGATGAGATTGCCGTTGCGCGCGACGGTGATGTTGTTCGTGCCGATGTTCCCGTCGATGTGGGTGATGCTGATGGCTTGATCGTTGATCGACGGCGACGCCGGCAACGTGATCGTGACCGCGCCGCCGGCGACGTCGACAAGCAGGTCGTCGCCCGCGGTCGCGACAAACGGCGACATCGCATTCGTGACTATTTGCTGTTTGCGAATAGCACGTGACACCTCAGTGAGGTCGATGACCTTCGTCCACTTTGACGCGGCCAAGTCCGTTGCGAACGTGCCTGAGGTGTGCGCCACGCGGCACACGTACAGCGATTTCTCCGCGCCTTGCGACACGACATCGTTCACGGCGTACGCGGTCGACGTAAGCCAGGCGTCTCGCCAGTTCCACAGCACACTGACGATGGCGGCCTTTCCAGCGGAGTCGAAGCCGAGCGCCTTGCTCGCGCGCTGCGCGGGCGACTCAGCGATCTGGAAGTACGACTCTGCCGGATTGGAATCGTTGGTGAACCGGATCGAGCGGTTCATTTCGAGCTCGACCGCATCGAGACCGGCGTCGATCGCGCTGAAGTTGTCGTTCACTTCCTGCGAGCGCGCGATCTCGCCCGGCGACAGATTGGATGTCCAGTTCCAGTATCGGCTCATCCCACACCCCGCTCGAGCCGTCGGTAGGTGAGCAGCAAGCGCACGCCGTCGACGGCATGGCTCGCGTTCGCCGCGCTGTTGCTCGCGATGAGAAAAGAGAGGTTCTGGCCGCTCGCTTCCAACTTGACGTTGGCGCGGGCCGAGAAACCGGCGTTCCAGCGGAACTGATCCCACAAACTCACGTCCCAGAATCCGCCGCCGCCCAGGAGTTCAATGACGCGAGTCGGATCGCCGCGCACGTCGGCCCGCGCGTATGTGTAGTCGACACCGATCGACACCGAGCACTTGCCTTCGAGCACGATGTCGAACTCGGCGGCGCGATAGCGCTTCACGCGGCTCGGCGCGCGCGAGTGATGGAACGGCAGGCGCATGAACGTAACGATGGCAGCCCCATCGAAACTCGTGCCCGAGTCGGCGACGTACACGAATCCGTCGTCCGAACCGAATACGATGCGCTCGTCGCCAACGCTGTCCTCGCCGCTCCACACGCAGCGCACCACTTTCGGGTACTCGCAGCGCATGTGCGCGATCGGCTTTCTGTCGCGGAACGTGATCGAGAAGAACTGCCCGTCGTCGAGAAAGCAGCGGTAGCGGTCGTAGTTGCGGGATATGCAGCTTGCGATCGCGCGCGTCTTGATAGGTTTGATGAGCGGCGCGATCTTCTCGCTGATCGAATTGCCGGCGTAGTTGCCGAATCGGTCGGTCGTTGCGAGCGTGGCGAAGCCGCGATCGTCGAGATACGTGCCTTGGCCGATGCGCTGGATCGTGTGCTCGAAGGCCCCCACTTCAGGGTTGAAGGTGCGCAGCGCGTAACCGTCCGCGGGGTTTCCTTCGATGTAACTCGTGCGGTCGCGCGAGAAAATGAACATGACCGTGCCGACTTCTTCAAGCAGCCCCGTCGGCTCATCGCCGATTGCGAGCTCGGCGGCGCCCGACAGCACGGTGAAGAGCGCCGGGTCGTTCACGCCGGACTTCTGAATGCTGCCGCCGGGGAACGTCAGCCACAGTTGGCCCTGCCACACGGCAAGGTGATTCGGCTTGTCCTGCGACATGCCCGTGTCGATGAGGCAGAAGAACTCGCCCGTTCCGTCTTGGTACTCGAACGCCTTGTTCACGCCGTCGACGCCGTACAGGCGAGTGGTCCGCGTGTGGCCGTAGAAGTTGTGGACGCGGAACTCGAACCGGCCATTCGGCGAGAGCGTCTGCGCAGCGCTCGCGCCGTCTGCTGTCGCCCGGTTCGTGCCGCCGACCCGCAGGCTTTCGCCGTTCGAGTACGTGCCGCTGACTCCGGTCAGGATGAAGTAGCCCACGGCGTTGTTGCCCGCGAACGTGCCCGCCGTGACCACGATCTTTCGCACGATGCCAGTCGCGGTCGACGTGTTGCCGGTGAGCGTGTCGCCTTCCGCGACTGCAGCCGCCTGCCCGGCAGTAAACTTCAGCTTCCACCCCAGGCTTACCGCCGTCCAGCCGGTTGTCGTGGACTTGTGCAGCACCGCGGCTGTGTTGCCGACGTTGTTGCGCAGCGCGTAGGTCACGCCGCGATAGATCACGACGCCAAGCACCTTGCCTTCGCCCGGCACAGCGGCTATCTGCGCGCGCTGATCCGCGATCGCGAGCGCGCGGAATTCTTCGTCCTCTTCATCGGTTGCGGCCGTGTTCTGCTGTGGCGCGCCGTTCAACAGCGCCGAGTACGAGCCGCTGGTGAGAGAGGTGTTGTCGGTGAAACTGCCGACGAGTCGGCCAACGATCAGCCGGCCGATACCATCATTGTTCGGGTCGTCGAACTTGAGCACGACCGCGGTTCCGCCGGAACCGGCGGTCACCGTCGAGCCGACGGAGGCGTCGTTCGCGACGTTCGCCTGACCGTCGAAGTTCAGCACCCAATAGGGCGCGAGCGAAGGGAGCAACCGGCCGTCGTAGCGTTCGAAGCCACGCAGTGACTCATAGCCCGAGCGCGCCTTCGCTTCGTAGTTCAGGGAGCCGAGCAACTCTCCGGGCTTCACCTTGAGCGAGGCGTCGACGACGTTCAGCCCGCCCTCGAGCGCGAAGTAGTCGCTGTCGACGACTCGCGTCGCCCCCGTACGCCGCGCGACCGCTCGCGTTTCCGCGAGGTTCACAGCCAGCGCTCCGTGTTGGCGGACACGTGCTCATCGGGCGTCGTCGACCGCCGTCGGTTCAACTGGCCCTCAAGTTGCGAGGCTTCCAGTTTTTCCAGCAGGTCTGGGTACTCGGCGGTCGCGCCATTCACGAGCTCTGGCGCGTCCTCGCGGTCGGCGTACATGATGCAGGCGCGGACGAGGATCAGCCGGTGGTACTCGGCTGGCATGAGCGGTAAGTGCTCGTTCTCCGTCATCGGCTCCGGCGAGCGGAAGTACGAGCCCTTCACGTCGTAGATAACGTCGGCGCTCTTGTCGAACTGGATGGTGTTGTCCGGCATCACCGTGAACGCTTCCGGGCGCCCCGGTGTCGACACGTCGGGGTCGTACAGTCGCTCGAACTGCGAACGCGGGAGGAAAGCGAGCGTCGACCAAGAGGGTTCGAGTGGTGACGCTACGCGAATCTTCAGCTTGTGCGTTTCCCACAGCCGCACGCGCACGCCCGGTTGCGTGACCGCGCTCGGCACGGATGCGGCCGCGGCGATCGTCCCCGTGTACGGCAGCCACAGGAACCGCCAGTCGACCCACAGGTTGTTGAGGTAGAGTTCGGCGTCGCGAATCCAGCGAACGACATTCGCGAGTTCGCCGGTCTGGTTGACGACAGTGGTCGGCCCCGTGCCGCCGGCAAGTCCGAACTGGCTGACGAAATCCTGACAGAGCGAAAGGTAGTTCACGACCGCGCGGGCGCGGTCATTCGACCGCGAACTTCAGCAGCCAGGCTGTGTAGAGCGCGAGCGCATTGTCGCCGCCGAACTGCGGGCCGCCGTGCTCTTTCGTAATCGCCGCAAGCTCATCGAGGCTCGACGACATGAGTTTCGCCGCGCGCGGGTCTTTCAGCAGTTCGGTCGCCTCTTCCGGCTCGACGAAGCGCTCGTTGCGATTGACCTCGCGAACTGGCGCCGCGCTCACGGCAACGGTGGACGCGGACTCGTCACTCCCGACGTACTCCTGATTCGCGGCGTAGTAGTGGCCGCGCTGCACGTAGCGCACGCCCGCCATGTCGCTCTCATCGCCGCTGCCGTACAGCGTGCCGTGCGGCTCGGCGGGGTTGAAGGCTGGCGCGCCAGCCCGCTTTTTGAAGGCCATGTCAGTACCCGCAGGTTCGGCGGTTGAAGGGCATGCGCGACGAGAACCCGTCCTCATTGCGAGCGCCGCGCTCACGCTCGCCCGCGTTCTTCTCGAGTTCGGCGCGGGTCACGGTGTTGCCCGTTTCGTCGCGATCGAAGTTCGAGTCGTAGCGATGCGGCGTTCCGTGCGTCACACGCGCGCGGTCACGCCCGCTCGGATCACGACCGGAGTGCGTGTCCGGCGGCTTCTCCACCACGGTCGCGTAGTACAGCGGGCCCTTCATGTGGGCCTGCTCACGCGAACTTGTGCTTGCCGCCAGCGCCCTTCACGCGCTTGCCCGCGGACAGGCGCGCGCTGGAGTCGTTCTGGTAGTCGCTGGTCTTGGACGGGTTGCGCTCCGCCTTGCCCTTCGCCGAGTCCTTCGTGTACACGCCGGCTTCCAGGCCAGAACCCAACTGACAGTCTCGCTTGCCGCTCATCGTGGCTCCTTTGTCGAAAAGTGGCGGGGTCAAGGCCCCGCCCTGTCACACGTTGCCGCTGGTACTACGACCAGGCGATCTCGATGTCGAAGTCACCCGTGCCCGTCGGCGAGCCGCCGGTCGGCGCCACGATCGCGTACTGGATCGCGGTCACGTTGTCACGGGTCATGTCGATGTCGGACTTGATCGCGGCGGGGAAGTCGCGCGAGTTGTAGGCGGTGTTGGCCGCCGCCGTGCCCATGCCGAGACTCGCGTACTTCGTGGTATCGCCAGCCGTACCGACGTTGATGAACCCCTGCGTGGTCACCGCCGTGAACACGACCGTCACCGACACGTGAATGTCGGTGATGCGGCCGCGGTTGCACTTCGGCGGCGGCTTGATCGCGCGCGTGATCGCCGAGGTGAAGGCGTGACCCTTGAGCCCGTAGGAGCGCTGGATCGGATTGCTGTAGCCCATGTCTGCTGTCCTTCCTGTAGGTGCGCCGGCTCAGGCGTTCGACTGCCAGTTCATGATGCGGGTGTTCTTGTTGCCCGCACCGGCGTGGACGATGCCGAAGCCTCCGAGGTAGTACCAGGCGATGCCCTTGTCGCGACCGAAGTCGCCGGGGATCTTGCCGCGCATCTCCTCCGGCACGACGATGGCCTCGGCCACCGTGTCCTCGCCGAAGAAGAACGCCCAGTCGCTCTTGGCGTTGTTCCAGGGGTCGGTCGTGCGGAAGTTGTACGAGGTGCTGTCCTCGGCGCCGCCCTTCGCCACGTGCGTCTGCTCGATGAAGCGGATGCCTTCGTAGCGGCCGATCTCGCCGTTCATGATCTGGCGGAAGCCCTGATCCACGTACTGATTCAGCGCCTCCAAGTCGTTCTTGAACGTGCGGAAGGTCGTGGGCCAGCCCACGCAGAAGTAGTCGCTCCCCTGATACGCGGGGATGTTGCGCTCCTTCATCACGTCCGAGATCGCCTTGACGTGGTTCTTGTTCATGGCGATGTTGTTCGTGACGCCGATCGAGCCGGTGTCGACGACTACTACGTCGGTCGTCGATGTGCCAGACGCCGCGTTGACCTTGAGGTTCGTCACCCGGAACTGGTTGTACGCGGCGCCATCGAGCGTCTTTGCGACGTCGTTGCCGAGCACGCGGTTGATGACCTCCTGCACCGGATGCAGCGACAGGTTGTCGAGCTTCGCCGTGTAGGGCACGGAGTTGCCGTACTCGGTGATCGTCAGCGAGCCCTGCGTGATCCGGAAATTGGTTTCCGGGATCGGTGCGTTCTCGACCAACTGATCGCCGCCGTCCTGCGCGTCGGAGTACACGTTCCACGTGAACTTGTCGCCGGCGCCGTAGGTCTTGCCGGTGCCTGCCTCCGTCGCGTCCTTCGCGTCGCAATACTGACGGAAGCGCATCGCCGGCTGCACGACGGTTCGCAGGTACACCGACAGCTCGTCGGAGTACATGTAGCCGCCCTCAGACGCGACCTGCCAAACTTGTCCGCTCATTGAAAGTTCTCCTTAACGGGCACCGCGCTCGGCGATGGCACTGTTGGAACCGCTGCGCGAACGCAGGGTTTTGATGTAATCGGAGATCCCCTGGGCGCGGCTCTTGGGCGGATTGGGGGTGCTCGATGCCGCCGTGGTCGAAGCAGCGGCCGGCAGTCGTGCTTTCACCGTGCGCCGCACTTCCAGCCTCGATGCCACGTCAGCACGCGGGCGTGCGGGCGTATCGGCCTTGGCTGGCGCAGATTCAAGCGGAGCGCCGGTGAGTTTCATGACGCGCGCGCCGACGTCGCGAGCGAGCATGTCGAGCGGCACGGAGGCGAACTCCGGCGACGACATCCTCGCGCGCATCAGTTCCTGCGCGGCCTGAAACACTTCCGGGCGCTTCGCCAGGTGGGAAAATTCCTGCGCGAACACGTCGTTCGCGGCAGCAATTTCCTCGGCACTTCGCGAAGTCGTGGCCGGTGCTTCGGCTGTCGTAGCCGCCGGTTTCGCCTCGCGCAGCCGTTCCTGCACGGTTCCCTCAATCGCCTTTCCGAGCGCGGTCGAGAATCGATCCGCATCGGACTCCAACAGCGCCTCCAGCGCCTCGCGGGCGGCTTCCTTGCCTCCCACCGCTGCCTGCTCGCCCGAAGGTGGAGAGGCTGCGGCCGTAGTGGTTGCGGGCGCCGCGGAGGTCGCGTTCTGCCCGGAATTCAGTTGCTCCTCGAGCTTCTTCGTGAGGATCGAGGCGCGGCGAAGCTGATCGTCGACCGCGAGTTGTTTCTGGTACGCGGCAATGCCGCCGGCAGCCTCGACCGTCGACATCGGCACCTCGAGCGTGGTCCCGTAGACCTTCACGGTCACAGTGCGCAGCGCCGGAGCGGCTGTCTCCGACTCCGGCGCTGCGGCTTTCTCGACGGGGGTCGACGAGGTATCTGGGGGTGAGGCGTCGGCTGCCTGTGAGCCATTTCCGGCTGACGCGGCGCGAGCAGAAACACCGTCGCTGCCTTCCTGCATCGCGGCTTCGGACGCGCCGCGCGCTGCGTTCAGCGACGAATCCTGGGCAGCGCGATTCGATTCCGTGTAGCGCTGGATGATCGCCGCGCGCTCGTGATCCGACGTGCGAATCGTGGCCTGCGGCGTGTCGCCGGCTGGTTCCGCCGCGGCGACGCCATCGGCCGGCAGCCCCGCGGGCTGGCCCGTGTCGACGACTTCGCTCGGATTCTCGGCCGGCATTACTGGTCATCCTCGGCGAGCAGCGGCGCCTCGGCATCGCGCTGCCGAATCATCTGTTCAGCCTGCTTGCCGATGGTCACGGTCGTCGCCATGCGCCGGAGAATGCCGATGTTGAGTCTCAGCGCAAGTAGTGCCGTGCGTTCGTCGTTTGCCGACGGCGGCTCTTCGGCCGTTAGGATGCGCAAATACTCGGTCGCGACCCGCGTGCACTCGGCGATCAGCGCCTTGCCCGCGGGGAGGTCGAGCAGCGCCACCAGGTCGATTCCGTCTTGCAGGCGATCGACGAGGCCGGCTTCCGGCCCCAACCCGGCGCGGATGCGCCGGTCCATCGCGTCGAAGTCGGCTTGCGTCGGTTCCGGCACAGCCTACCCCTCTGCAAACGGTATGTTGCCGAACTTGCCGCGCGCGATCGTACCGGCTTTGTCATCGCCAGGCAGGTCCATCGGTCCCTCGTCAGCGCCCTCCGCTTTCGCGCTGCCGCGCAGCATCATCAGAAACTCGCGGTTGTCCTGCTGGATCTCGTGCGACAGCGCCTCGCGTTGCAGGATGAGTTCGCGCCGCTTCACCTCGTTCACCTCGGTCACGAGCACGCGGTCGACTTCTTCCAGTTGCAGGCGCTTGGCTTCGAGTTGCAGTTCGAGGATGGCGATGCGCTCGCGCGACTCGCCGTCCATCGCCGCCTGCTGGAGCCGCGCGTTGGCGGTTATATTCGCCACCTCGATCCGCGACTGCGCCTCGATCTGTCGGCCCTGCAGCATCGCCGTGAGTTGCGCGACTTCCTGCTTCAGCGCCTCTTTCTCGGGGTCATCGCTCTCGGACAGCGCGTAGAACCGCTCGCCGTTCTTGTAGCCGAGCGCGCCGAACACTTCCTTGATGACTTCGGCGGCGTTGATCTGCTGCTGCTTCTCGGGCGCGAGCTCCGCCACCGCCTTGATACCTGTGGTAATACGCTGGATGCGCCGCTCGGGACTCGTGGAGTTGAAGCCGACGTTCACCCGCACTTTCACCTTCAACGCGAGCAGGTCCAGCACGCGCTCGACGCTCATGTCCGTGTGCTCGCAGATGTCGCGCAGCAACGCTTCGTCGGTCTCGTACACCTGCTCCATCGCATACAACTGATTCAGCAGCGGCTCGACGAAGGTCTCGACGAACGTCCGAATCTCGTACTCCTTCACCTGGGCGGCGTCGCCACTGAGCAAATTCATGCCGCCAACTGTCTCTTGCAACTTGCGATTCGGGGCGATGCTTGCGAGCGAGAAGTTGCCGGCGACGTCATCGAAGTCGACGTTCAGCCGATCGGCCTCGTTGAAGGCGGACGCGGGCACGTCCTGCTGCTTCAGTTCTTTCACGTCGTTGCTGATGTTCTCGGTCGACACCACCGAATTCGCGACGCCGTACTTCAGCGTCTCCACGTCGACCTGCGCGCCGCGGCGAATGAGCCAGCGGCCGAGAATCGCGTGGCGCGTGCCATCAACCCGCAGGTTCGCGAGCTCGTTGATCTCGCCCTGTGTCTCCGCGACCATGCCAACGGGCGCTGTCGGTATCGGCTTGTGAGCCTCGACAGCCGCCGTGCCACTCACGTACGGCCGCTGGCCGTAGTCGCAGTGCGGATAGACTTCGCGTACGGGCCGCGGCCGCGACAGCATCGAGCGCGTGTCGATCATGTCGAAGGTGTAGTCGGTGCCGTTGATCCGCATGAAGTAGCGGTGCACCCAGACGACTTCAAAGTCCGGCAGGCCCTTGCGCTCTTCGTAAGGATCGACTTGGCCGCTTGCGCGTGCTTGGCGGATGCTGTCGCTGTCGCGCTTCGTGAAACTCCACCACTTCGCATCGGGCACGTCGAAGTACCAGCGGCCTCGATACTCGGCGTTCGACTGCTCGATCATCTGCTTCACGTCACCGACGTACATCGGCATCATCTCGATCCAGAACGGCGACGTGCCGACCGGATCTCGCCAGTCGCAGGCAGGGTCAAAGCGCACGTTTTCAATCGGCACCAGGTCAATCCACGGCCGATCCTCCAGCACTTCGTCTCTACTTTCGCGGCGGACCTGCCCGTCCTCGTCAGCCACCATCGACTCCACCTGCTCCGTGCGGTAGCGCCATGACAGCCGCGCGATGACACGACCGGCGATCGCCGCGTCCTGCGTCGCGCCGACCGCCGTCTGAAACCACGGCAGCGTGTTTTCGAGCCGGTATTGCAGGATCGCTTTGGCGACCTCAGCGGCGTCCCGCTGATCCTTGTCCACGTCGTTCCACGTCGACACATCGAGCAGGTCTGACGTCGAGAACAGAGCGACGGCAACAGCGGCCTCCGACCGGCGTGTCATCGCCCTTGTTTTCGGGCGAAAGAACTGCGCGCGCAGCCGATAGAGCTCGTTGAAATACTTGCTGCCGGGCGCGTGCTTTGAGTGGAAATGATTGTAGTTGCGCTGGAGCGTGGCGCGGACGCTGCCGTCGAACCAGTTCGTGCTGGAGAAGTGGGCGCGCTGCGCCGCCTGCGTCCATTGCTCGGTGGTCATGCCCTCGGCAAGTACCTCTGGCGCAGACACGTCCTCGCTGTCGCCGCGTTCGGCAGCCGACGCCGCCTCCATCGCTTCCGCCGCGAGTTTCGCCGGCGATCCGCTGACCGGCGGCTCAGTCGCCTGGTACATGGCGGGCTTTGGCGATGTCAGCGTCCATGAGGATTCGCGCGTGGCCGGTTGCGACCGCGTTCTGCAGCATGTTCGTGTTGTACTCGCGCTGCGTGCGCGCGGGCAGGTCGGAGACGTCCGCCCTCATCTGCCCCAAGTGCCGCAGCGTCGCGCGGTATATGTCGGCGTCGTACGGGCCAGGGCGAAAGCCGAAGCGCTCCAGTAACTCACCGCCCGCTTTCAGCACCGCGGCATTGCGCGCATCTTCCTGCACGCGGGAGGTCTTGAGCGTGTAGCCCCACTGACCGGACAGGCGCATCGAGAAGATGTTGATGACGCCGCCAAGCTCGTCAGGTTGGATCGCCCACAGCCAGCCCGGATACTCGCGCTCGAGCGCGTCAGCAGCCCCTTTCACGAGCAGCACGAGCGAGGCGTTGCAGTTCAGCGCGCCGGGATCGAATACCGTGCCTTCGGGCTCGCCGACGGGATCGAGCGGGTTACCGCTCACCGCTCGCGCCCCAGGTAGAACTTGGCCACGAGCTCGACCTGATCGACGGTGTTCGCGTCGTCAAGGTCCGGGCAACTGGAGTGATGCGTGTAGGAGACGATGAGCCCTCCCGGCGGGATCGGCCCGAAGTGCACGGGCGCACGCACGCGCACGATGCACGCGGGATTGCTGCCTACGGTGTCTTTGAAGTCGTAGGCCATGCCCGCCTCGATCCACGGGCGGCGCTCGGCGCTGACGGCACAGCCGGCGAGCACGAGCGTGAGCAGCGCGAGAGCGACCTTCATGCGGCGGCGACGAACAGCACCGCGCCAACGATCACGATCACGCCAGCAATCAACATCGCGCCTTTCGTGTCCTTGTTCCACATGCCGAAGGCGACGAGCACCGCGCCGAAGGCGATGAACACGGTCGCCGCCCATTGAGCGTTGGAGAGCATCAGCGCGTGCCGTCCGTGTTGCCCCAGAACTTGCGCGGCTTGCCACGACCGCCGCCGAACTCGTACTCGACGTAGCGCTTGCGACGCGCGTACGCCATCGGCCCCTCAGCCCGGCGCACGACGTCAGTCAGCGTGGTCTGTCTGAACGTGGGCTTCGGCGCGGGCTTGACCGTGGGCATGGCGCCCGAACGTATCCGAGGGAACTGTCAGCGCAAGGGCCTAGCGCAGCGCGATCCAGCCGTTGTCGGTGTGCATCGAAAACCACGACGCGGATTTGCCGTCGATCAGCCCGACTTCCGCCTTCATCACCTGCTCTGTGCACGTGAAGCAGATCGCTGGCGAACCGACCTCGCGCGTCTGCCCAGGCTCGAACCGAAACCAGCGCGGGTCCATGCCCGGCGCTCCCCTCAACACGTCGTAGCGGAACGTGGCGACGTGCGCCCGGCACAGCGGATTGGGACACACGAGGCGCGTGCCCGCACGTACGAGCGTGCGTGCGTGCGTCGCTCGGCCGTTACGCACCCTTGCGCTCCGGGATGACCTGCCCGTCGATGATCTTGAAATCGGTGACGTTCGGCGGCAGCGGCAGCTTCTTCGCGCCCGCAGCTTGCAGTTCCTTGGCGCGCGTCAGCCGGGTGCGCAGCACCTTCGACAGGCTCCCGTCTTTGCCCTTCTGCCCGGCGCGGATTTGCTCGAGGCGGGTCACGATGTCGACGAACTGCTTGCGCGCGGCATTCGGGTCCGCGAGCTGGATGTGGGTCACCTGCCCGTCCTGCACGCGGATCGAGCGCACGGCACGTCGGCGCAGCGCATTCGACTCCGAGGGGTCGATCTTGTAGCGGATGCCGGTGACGTACTCCACCCTATCCTGCAACTTCACCGGCACACTGCCCTCTTCGATGAACTCGAAGATGTCGGCGTCCATCTCCGCTTCAAGCTGCGCGAGGATCTTGTCGTACGTGCGTGCCGCGCGCTGCATGGCCGGCTCGACCAGGCGGATCACCGCCTCACGCACGCGGCGGTCGAGCACCCATCGCGCGCCGCGCGTCTTCTTCTGCGCGGTCGTGAGTTCGATGTCGGGGCGCATGCGCTCGTACGCGCCGCTAGAACTGAATCCGCTCTCGACGTAGAAAGCGGCGAACTGGTGCGCAGCCGCCGCTCTTCCGAACCGCGCCGCCTGCCAATTGCGCCGTCGCTCGATGGACTCGTTCGGATCGTTCGGCGCGCTCAGGTCCTGCCGCAACAGCGCGCGCACCGACTCCGGGTTACTGGCGGATCTGCTCATCGACTCTCGAATCGTTGGCGCCGGCGAGGTACCGACCGGGGAACAGTTTGCGGTGAGCGTCGTGGATGTTGCCGCCGTGCATTTCGATCACGGTGATGCCGATGGCGCCGTGCAGGTCGTCGACGTGCGTGAGTTTCACGAGGTTGCGCTGCGGCTCGTTGGGCGCGCGCGCGTACACGGCCACAGAATACTTCGGTGTGGGCTCACCGCCGACGATACTCGGGTACAGGCGCGAATATATGATCGACCACTCCAGCCCCTGGGCGTGACACGCGGTCCCGAGCAGCGTGAGCAGCGTCGGCAGGGCCTCTTTCGTGCCCATTGTGTTCGGCGGCGCATCCACCCAGGGCGACGCCGGCGCGTCCTTCGGCCGCCACAGCCACGTGCCGAGGTCGGACAGGCGTCGCTCGAAACCGAGAAACCGCTCCGCGAGCTCGGATTCGATGACGAGGCGGATCTCGTCAGCAGGAATCGCGACGGTCGTGTCTACCTGGGCGGCCATAACAACACCTCGAGCCCGTTGTAGAGCGCGCGGACCTGCTTGCGCTTGTTGCGGCTCACCTGCCGATCGAGGCCCTTGGCGTCCTCGACCGTCGTCGTGCCGTCCTTCCAGTGGATCACGAAGTCGGCCTTGTACACGACGCCGCCAGTCAGCAGGAACACGGCCTGCAGCGCGAACCAGCGCACGTCGCCAGCCTGCATAAGCAGTTTCAACTCGCCGTAGCGGCGCGCTTCGAGTGTGGAGTCGAACACGAAGCCGTCGACACGCACTTTCTTCGCATTGAACTTGCTGTTGCGCCGGGTGAGGTCCCAGGGGGCGAAGGGCGGGGTCTCGCGGCGCGGGCCTGACGCCGAGCGCTCGATGCGGTCGCGCAGCTCCGGCGAGCATTGGGCCAGTGAGCCGATGCGCAGGGTCATACCTTCGCCCCTGCGTCTCGCCACGCCTGCAACACTGCGGCATTGACCGGCGGAAGCGTGCGCGGCTCTCGGTCGCCCCACCACGCCTCCAGCTTCAAGCACAGGTCATCGAGCGTGTTGAACACGAGCGTGTCGGCGCGAAGCATCGGGGCATTGCGCTCGAACCCCTCCGGGATCACGACGAAGCCGTTGGCGACGCGCTCGATGCGTATGCCTGCGGGCGGCGTCTGGTTCGTCGTGCTCATCGCTGCTGCTCTTGGGGCAGCGTGCCGTTCGACAACGACAAGCGTGGATCGGCCCTGAACTCGCGGTTCTCGGCGAGCAACCGTTCGACGTGCGTCGCGAGGCGGCGGCAGTGCTCGTGCACGCTCTGTAGCGCAGCGACATGCGCGTCAGTCAGCGCGGTTCGGCGACGGGCCTCCTTGTTCGCGAGTTGCAAGCGCCGCTCTAATCGAGCCATGCGCCGCGTGAGCGTGAGTTTCGTGCGCTTCACAGGTCCTCCCCGTACAGGCATTTGAACACATCAGCAAAGGTCTCCGGCGATCCGCGCTTCGCGCCGCCGGCGATGGCGTGCTCGAGGTTGCCTTCGCGAATCGCCTCGCGAATTCGCTGCTTGCGGATCTCGCGGTCGGTGACGCCGGCAAACACGTGTCCGAAACTGCCCAGGCGATTGACGAGCCATGCTTCGTTCGCGAAGTCGTGCGCGACCGTGTTCACGACAGCAACTCAATCGCGAAGTGCCCGAGCAGCACGAGGCACGCGACGCCGAGCACGATCAGCGCGCACGCGCCCAGGACCTCGACGAGGGGGCTGTGCTCGGGTGGCCTGAATGGCGGGCCGCCGTACTCGTCGCCGAAGCGATGGCGCTGCGCCATGTTGAACTCGTCGTCGTCACGCATGCTTCGCCCTCCACGTGCATTTCGGGCTGCCGTTCGAGCTCCGCGCCGGCGCATAGCCGGCCTTCGCGAGCCAGCCGCGTTTCGCCGCGCGCTGCACCGCCGCGCCCCAGGCTTTGTCGTTCGACGGCCTCACCACGCGCCCGTAACTCGCATCGCGCGCGTCCTCAAGCAGAAATGGCTGACCGTGAGCAACGCGCGTCGAGTAGTCGCGCAGGTACTCGGCGGCAAGGTCTGTCCATCCCTCGTGCTCGCGCTCTGCGCGCTGTTGAGCTCGCGCGATACCGAGGTCGCGCCGATTCACCCAATCGAACTGCTCGCCGCTGTCGGGACTCCACGCGCTCACGCGACCGACCTCGGTTGATCCTGCCGCCACAGGCGCACGCGCGTCGCATACGTCTCCGCGCAGTCGGCGGGATCGGGTTGCAGCGGGCAACCGATGGCGCGCGCCGCCGCGACCTCACGCTCAAGCGCGCTCGCCTTCGCTGCCTGGGCACGCCCCGCCTCGCTCGCCTTCGGATCAATCGGCAGCGGAAAGGGCCCGCGCCACGCCCCGGTGCCGTTGAAGAACTTCGCCGGCGACATCACGAACTGCGTGCCGGTGTTCCCGAGAGCGTCCTGCTGCAGGGCGTACTCAGCGGCGGCTGCCACGAGCTCGGCGGCGCTCGCGCCCTCGTCGATCCGGCGGTAGAACTCGCGCTCTGCCATCAGCCATGCCGACCCCGTATACAGCCCCTTCGGGTACGTCGATCGGCAACGTTCGAAACTCAGTCGGGATTCGCTCTTTGCTCCATGTGGAACGGACGCTGCTATTACATCTGGTCTTGGTATGGTCTGGTCTGGTCTAGCATCGTTACTGGCGTTACGTGACGCGTTACGCCTCGTTACGTCACTGCGTAGTGACGCATCCTTGCTACGATGCCGATAGCGGGCTTGGCGCTCGGCACCAAGTTTTCGCATGCGGGCGGACGTGCCGTTATGAGCAAGGAAATCCGGGAGTTCGACGTGATTCGCGTCGACGACCTTAAGCCAGTCGACGGGCAGTGCTTGGGCGAATCCCTCAATGCCGGCGATCTCGTCTACCTCGTCGAGCGAGGCTTCAAGAATGTTGTTCTCGGCGATGTGAGTGTCGGCGTACATCCACAGTCGCGCGAGACCTCCGATGGCGACTGTTTCGTCACTGATGGCGCCATGCGTTACGTGACGCGTTACGCTGCGTGACAGGGCTTTCGCGAATCGCTTGAAGCGCAGCGATTCCACCAGCGACTTTTCAAACTTGATCCAGCCGCTCATGGGGCGGCTTTCGTCGCCGCTGGCGGGGCCTCGAGCCGCAGGCGGCGGAGGCGCGCCATGCGTTGAGCTCGGAGCACGCGGATGTCCATGTCCGGCGCCGTGACCAACAGCCACCACGCGCGATCAATTTCGAGGTCGAGCGATGAACGAGGCGGGAGCATGGTCCTGCCCTCGCTCATGGCCCGCTGTCGATGGTGAGGTCGGCGGCGCTTTCCACCCTAGCGAGGTGGGCCTTGGCGAACAGTAGCAGCGCCTCGATCTTGTCCTTCGCGACGACGTGAGCGTCGGCGGGCACGAGTTTGAGCCCCGCGTACGCGAGCACGCTGCACAGGGTCTCTAGGTGCTCATTTTTCAGGCGAGAAACTGTCGATTCAGAGACTCCGAGCGCGGTTGCAATCGCCACCGCGCGCCCCGGCTCTTGCAGCACCTGCAATACCGTGGAGACCATCTTCCGTGCGCTTGCATCGACCGTCGGCGATGATTGGGTCATGAGAGATCCCCAGGGAAAACAGGCGCAAGCGACGGCGTTTTCACGTCAGGCGGCATCGCTTGCCGGGGGATTGGCGTCGAGGTACCGCGCCAGTGCCGCGAGTTTCGGGTAGCCGGGGCTCACGACGTACCCGTTCGCGATGCGAACGAGCGTGTGATAGGTGACCCCAGACTCCCTCGCGATCACCGTCCACTGCCCGCGGCGCGCGGCGAGCAACGTCCGCACCTTCGCGTAGAGCGGGTTTTCCAGGCCGTCTGTAAGGGGGCCTGGACCCAGCGACTCGCCGTCGAATTCTGTCATGGGTATCTCTTCGGAGCGCCGATCATAGCCTTTTATGCATACACTGCAAGTCTCTCGTGCCTGACATCGCATTGCAAGATGCTCAGATGGCTAGAAGGAAGCAGCCGCCGCGGGAGATCGTGGCTCAGCGGTTGATCGCGGCGATGGACGCGCACGTGGAGTTGCGCACGCAAGCAGCGCTCGCGAAGCGCGCGGGGCTGGCACAAACCACCATCGGGCGGATCCGTAGGGCAGAAGTTGACACGAGCGCTGACAATTTGCGGCGCATTGCCGACGCGCTCGGTCTCGAGGTCGGCCACTTTTACGACGAGCCGCCTAGGGGGTTGTCGCAAAACGGTAACAGTGTGCCGCAGTTCACGTCGCCTTCGCGCCGCGTTCCCCTAGTGTCGTGGGCCGCAATCGAAGTACAGGCGCTCGATGACATGGATTCCCTGAAGAGGAACGTCGAACGGTGGCTCGCGTGCCCGGATTCCTGCGGCCCGCACACGTTTGCGCTGAAGGTGTCGGGCGGCTCCATGCAGCCGCGCTTCGTCGATGGCGACGTGATCTTCTGCGACCCGGATGCGCGCGCCACGAGCGGTAGGCTTGTGATCGCTCGCGGCGGTGTTGGCGGCGAAGCGTTGTTCCGCGAGCTCGTCGTCGAGGGTCGGCACCGCTACCTGCGCCGACTGAATCCGGCGTGGCCAGGGCCGGAAGTCATTGCGCTGGACCACGACAGCGAGATCATTGGCGTCGTGATCGGGAAGTGGGTCCCCGTGTGATCGGTATCGCCGCCTGGGGCGCGATAACATGCGCAGGCGCCTGGATGGCCCTGCATACCTCGCGCGGCGCCCTGCCCGCTCGTCTCGTCTGGATCTTGGAGCTGCTGCGCGCGGTCGGCGCGCTCGCCGTAGCGGCTGTCGTGGTGCACTACACCGCGTACGGCGATGACAGTCTTGGCGCGACTGTTCAGGCGCTCGCCGTGTTGGGCCTCATCATCGCTGCTGGCGCGCTCCTCGAACTCTTCACCCGCCGCCCGTCTCGATAGTTTCGAAGCCCTGTTGCAGCCCGGCTGAGCAGGTCAAGCCATTTATGCATTGACATTGCTCGCGTGAAGCCTAGAATGGCTATGCATAAACGCATAGAAGGGCACTCTATGAACACCACAGCATCTGTTGAACCGGGGCTCTACGCCCCGAATTACGGCGCGCCGATCGAGCACGCCATCACAAGAGCACTGGTCCACGAGCTCGACAAGGCCGGCTTCGTAGCCGTCGCTGTGTGGGATAGCGAGGAATACCAGCTCGCCGACAACGCGACCATCAAGGCTGACGCCGTACCGTCGATGCCGGCGCCCAAGCCGATGTCGCTGACGGAAGTGCTGGACTCTGTGTTCAGCGTCGAAGAATGCACCCTGCACTTCGCCAAGCGCGACCGACTGGACGCCTGGGGCAGCCTCGGCGTGCTGCTGATCGGCGGCAACAAAGAGGACCTCATCAGCGACTGGCACTGCGGCGACGAGGCGTTCAACGCCGCGGTCGAGCGCGTGTGCTACCTCGCCAACAAAGGCGCGCTCGTCCTGACGCAGGCGGTGCGGTCGTGAGCGCGGCGAAGCGAATCGCGGTGGTGCTCGAAGGGCCTGGCGGCGAGTTGGACCGCGAGGAACTCACGCTCGATGCCGCCGCCTACGAGAACGATCCCGATCAGGCCGTAAATGATGCGGTCGGCCGGGTCATCGAGGGATGGCTTCTCAGCATCGGCGACACGATTCGGATCGTCGAGGTGGCGTCGTGACGCCGCGCATCGAGTTCTACCGCTACAACTACTACCTCAAAGGCCATCGGCGGGAATGGCGCTGGCGCGTGCGCGCGCGGAACGGAAAGATCATCGGAGCCTCGTCAGAGGGCTACGTCCGTAAGCGCGGCGCGATGGCGAACGCACAGCAGCTCGGGCGGGTCCTCGCGCAGGTGCAGCCATGAGCGCCAGCGACGAGCCTCGCCGCAGCACCAAGGACTGCGATTCCTGCAGCGCGACCGGCATCACGCTTAATCGCCACTGCGGCGCCTACGTGTGCTTCGAGTGCGAGGCGCACGTCGGTCTCGACCTCTGCTACTGCGGCTGGTCGCGCTACGGCGGCGACGGCAGGCAGCAGTTGGAGGACGTGGGCGAAGTCATCGAGGAGGACTACTAGTGAGCACCGAACCGATGATTGCCGGCGATGTCGCCGCGCTCGCGTTCATCGCCATGCTGATCGCGGTCGGTGTCTGCGGCGCTGTCGCGATCGCGCGCGAGTGGTGGCGGTCGTGAGCGCTGCGACACGCAACGTGTTGCATGAACGGCGCGACGCCTACGGCAACGTGACCGTACGCGGCGAGTTCGACACGCTTGCGCAGGCGGAGGCAGCGCGATCGAAGTACCTCGACGACTACCACCCGATGGGCTACGGCACGGCGCTGCAAACGACAGCGAGCGTCGACGGGTTCGTGATCGAGGGCCACCGCTGGCGGAGCTGCGAATGAGCGCCGCGTTCACGCCGGGGCCGTGGCAGTTCGCTGACCTGCACGTTGATCTTCCAGACGGTTACATAGTTGCCAAAGGCGCGAATGCGAAAGCCAACGCCCGCCTGATCTCCACCGCGCCAGACATGCACGCGCTGCTCGTCACGGCTTTGGACCTTGTGCCGCACATGAACGCGGACGATCCGCTGGTGCCTGCACTGCTTGACTGGTGCAGGGACGCCAGCGCTGTACTCATGAAGGCGAAGCCATGAGCGCCGACGCTCTCACGAATCTCGACGCACTCGGCCAGCCGAACGTGGCGTATCTCACCGAACTGCACCGCGAGTACACCGTGGGCCCGGACGACTTGGCCCTGCGCACGCGCGAGGCCGTGCTGCGATTCGCGCAGACCGTGGCGGCGGCACTGAGGGAGGGATCGCGTGTCGACACCGCTTTGGTGGCTCACGAAGGACGGCGACCGTGATTGCCTCGCACTCTACGAGCGTCACTACAGCGCCTACCGCTACGCCGACGGACGCGCGCGAAAACTGTTCGCCGGCCCCGGCGAGAAAGTCGTCCTGCGCACCGAGCACGGTAACGCCTTCTGGGTTTGGCGTCGATTCGTCGACGACTGCATCGACACGCGCACCGGAGAGCGGCAGGCAGGCATCAACTGCGCGGCGTTCCGCAACGAGTCAGCACATCGCAGCTCGGAACTTATACGACAGGCGGATCAGATTGCTGATTGTCTCTGGTCTGATCGCCGGCATTACACCTACGTCGATCCGGCGCGGATCGCCTCAAGGAATCCTGGCTTTTGCTTTATCGCCGCCGGTTGGGGCAGATGCGGACGCACGAAAGGCGGGCTGATAGTGATGGAGAGAAACACATGACCCGCCCCGTCACCGAACCCTGCGGCTGCAAGTACCGTGACCACGAATGGCTGCACCTGTGCCCTGAGCACGAACGCGAGACCCGCGAAATACATGAGCGGTGGGCGAAAGAGCATCGTGAGCAGGTCGAGCGCGCGCTGGCCGAGGAGCGCGCGACGTGATCTCCCTTGCCGACGCGTACGTGCACGCCATCGTGGTCGCCATAGTCGCGTTCGTCGCCGGGTTGTGGCTCGGCTGGTACGCGCGGGAGTCGCGCTATCGCAAGCAATTGGGCGCGCCTGATCCCGCCACACTTCGTACGCCGCCTGGTGCGGCGGGGAAGGTCTGACATGAAATCCACGGAAGTGATCGGCGAAATCCCGTTGCTCGTCGCGCTCGGCTCGATTCATCAGTTGGAGTCGCTGTCCACGAGCAAACCGGACGCCGCGCAGGCAATGCTTGCCGGCGCATTCAGCGTATTGGCCCATCGGCTTGTTTCGACGCAACTCAACGTCAACGAGGCGGCGGCGCTGCGAGTCGTGAGCGAATACTTCCAGCACCGCGGCGACTGGTCCGCCATGCGCCGATGCAGCGGAGAAACCGCTGCGCGCGTCATCGGTATCCCTATCGAGCAGTTGCGCGATTACGTCCAAGTGGCTGTGGCTCGTGTGGGCGCGCATGTGGAAAGACTTTTTACCCCCTGAACAGGAAGACGGACATGAGCACACGCATTTATCGAGTCGACATCACCACGGGCACGACGCGGTTCGCCGGCCCGATCCTCGTGCGCGCCAAGAACCGCGCCCAGGCGATCAACCTCATCACAGGCGCATTGGTGAAGGTGGAGATCGCGAGCCAAGACGACCTGTTCACGCTCGGCAAGAGCGGCGGCACCATCTTCTCCGATGCTTCGAGCTTTCCGGAGCAACTGGTCGAGCCGCCGGGAAGCGTGGCGAACGAAGCGGAGGCCGCATGAACGCTAAAGCCACGGACGTCGAGCGCGAAGTCGAGGCCACCGAAGTCAAAGCCGGCGTCCTGGCTCTCATATCGAAGGCCGAACTCGACCAGCAGATCGCCACCGCGCGCGCCTTCCCGCGCAGTTTGAAGGCGTTCGTCAATGAGTGCATGGAAATGGCGACGCTCAATGAGAAGGTCGCCAGCGAGTGCTTCTACGCGCTGCCACGCTCCGGCAAGACCATCGAGGGCCCGAGCGCGCGCCTCGCCGAAATCGTGGCGAGCGCGTGGGGCAACTGCCGCGCCGGAGCTCGCATCGTCGACGAGGGCGCGGACTTCATCACCGCCCAGGGCGTGTTCCACGACCTGCAGCGCAACGTCTCGATCACGTACGAGGTCCGCCGGCGCATCACCGACAGCAAGGGCAAGCGGTACAACGCCGACATGATCGGCGTGACAGGCAACGCCGCGTGCTCCATCGCGCTTCGCAATGCCGTATTCAAGGGCGTGCCGAAGGCATTCTGGAATGACATCTACGAGTCCGCGCGCCGCGCTGCGGTTGGCGATGTCAAAACGCTCGCGAACAAGCGAACCGATGCGCTCGCGTACCTGCAGAAAATGGGCGCGACAGCCGACATGGTGTTTGCCACGCTCGGCGTGAAGGGCGCGGAGGACATCGGACTCGACGAGCTCGCGACGCTCAAGGGCCTTATCACGGCGGTGAAGGACGGCGAGACGACCATCGAGCTTGCCTTCGCGCCGAAAGAGACGGAAGCACCGAAGGCGAAGCCAGCGACTGATGCCCCGGCTGCCGTTCAGAAAGGCGAGGCACCGGCACAGGCCGCACCAAAAACGGCCCCGCCTCCAAACGTCGTTCCAGTCGGCGAGATCCAGAAACTGATCGACGCGAGCGGCGTGCTGGAGACCGACTTCCTGCACAAGTTCAGGATCGACAGCATCGAGTCGCTGCCGCTGAACCGTGTGAACGACGCACTCGCGTACCTGCGCAGCATCAATGCACGCTGAACTGTCGTTCGAGCCGAGTACGCATTCGTACACGCTCGGCGACAAGAAGTTGCCAAGCGTGACGCAAGTGCTGCGCTTTCTGGAGGACTTCGAGCATGTGCCCCAACACCTGCTCGAGGCCGCGGCGCAGTTCGGGCGGCATGTGCACGAGGCTTGCCACCTGCACAACCTAGGCGTCCTCGATTGGGACCGGCTGGACGGCCAACTGGAGCCCTACGTGCGCGCGTACGACAAGTTCCTCGTCGAGTCCGGCTTCGTCGTGACCGCGAGCGAAGAGCGGGTGGCGAACGCGGTCTACGGCTACGCGGGCACGCTCGACGTGCGCGGCCTGCTGAACAAGCGCCCCACGCTGATCGACATCAAGTCGACTGCCACGCTGTCGCGCACCGTCGGTCCCCAGACAGCGGCCTACGAGAAGTGCATGGCGGTTCGCCACGCGCGCGCAGCACTGCACCTGCGCCCGGATGGCACATACCGATTCACGAAGTTCACGGAGCCGACCGACTGGCCGATGTTTCAAAGTTGTTTGAACCTCAACAATTGGAAGAACCGCCATGCAACCTGATTTCGCCGCCGCGCCGGAAGTGCGCGAAGCCACGAGCCTCGTGAACGAGGTCGCGGCGCACGTGTCAGACGACTACGCGATCGTCACGGCCGAGGACTTCACCGCCGGCGCCGAGCACCTGAAACTGGTGAAGGGCGCGCAGAAGAAGATCGAATCCTTGCGCGTGTCGATCACGAAGCCGATCAACGATGGCCTGAAAGCGGTCAACGACATGTTTCGACGGCCAGCGGAACAGTTGGTCGAAGTCGAAATGCGCTTGAAGCGCGCGCTCACGAGCTACGAGGACGAGCAGCGGCGCATCCGGCTTGAAGAGCAGCGCCGCGCCGACGAAGCCGCACGCAAGGAGCGCGAGCGCATCGAAGCGCAGGCGCGCCGTGCGGCCGAAGCCGGCAAGCCAGAAAAGGCCGCACAACTGGAGGAGCGTGCCGCGACTGTGGTCGCCCCCGTGATCCAGCGCGAGCCGCCGAAGGTGTCGGGGTTGTCCTCGCGCGAGGTCTGGCGGTTCGAGATCGCCGACGAGAAGCTCGTGCCTCGCGAGTACATGGTCGTCGACCCGACGAAAGTGCGTGCGGTCGTCAACGCGCTCAAGGGCGCCGCCAACATCCCCGGCGTGCGCGTGTGGTCGGAGAAGAGTATCGCGGCTGGCGCGGCCTGAACTGAATCGCCCGTGCCGTCGCCGCGAATCCTCCCCGTCATGCCGTGCCCTGGTGTGACACGTGTGCAGCGGCGGCGGCGCGGGCTCCTTATGGAGATCGCATGAGCACGTCAATTCGTGCAGCGGTGCGCTGTGAATACTGCCGCGGCCATGCCGAACTGGTAGGCGGCAGCGCCATCTACCCGCACCGGCCGGACCTCGATCGCCTGAGATTCTGGCGCTGCGCACCCTGCGACGCTTACGTCGGTTGCCATCCCGGCACCGAGAATCCACTCGGGCGCCTTGCGAATGCCGAACTGCGGGCGGCAAAAATCCGCGCGCACGATGCGTTCGATCCGCTGTGGAAGTCTCGCAAGATCCGCCGCAGCGAAGCGTACCGTCGGCTGGCGAAGCACCTCGGGATCGACGACCGAGACTGCCACATCGGCATGTTCGATGTGGAAACCTGCGCGCGCGTCGTCGCGTTTGCGAGGAGCGGCCAGTGACGACGATAGTCGTACGAGCGGAAGTCGACCTTGGCGATGTCGATACCTCAGACTTAGTGCGCGAGCTCGACGCACGCGCCAAGAAGCCCGTCGATTCTCCGAGTGAATTGGACCTTCGCGCCTCTGCGGATCTCGTGTTCAACCACTTCTACGTGCACGGCGGCGCGCCAGATGTACTGCGCGACTACCTGTACGGCGTGCTCGGGAGAACGCTGCCTTGACGAGCGCCGAAGTGACGCGCCGATGCCCCATGTGCCACGCGCACGAGAAGCAGCGCATGACCTGCGTTGCGTGCGGCCATGTATGGCAGGACTGCCCCGGCGAGTTCGGCGAGCGCTATCGCAACGGATGCGATCAATGCGGGTCGCTGTATTGGACGGCGGAGGCCCTTTTCCAATGAGCACCTTTGTGAAGAGGTACGCGCTGTTCAGCCATTGCAAGCAGTACCGCTACGAGCTCCATCGTCGGTGGGAAGCCGAAGGACCTCGGATGCTGTTCGTGATGCTGAACCCAAGTACGGCTGACGGCACGCGCGACGACAACACCATCCGCGCATGCGTGAGAATTGCGAAGGCCAACGGTTGCGGCTCGATTTCGGTCGGCAATGTCTACGCATATCGGTCGACGTATCCCGCCGCACTGTGGGATGCCCCGTATCCGGTCGGGCCTCACAACCGCGAGCACCTGTTCGAGTTGGCGGCCGATGCGCAGATCATCGTCGCCGCCTGGGGACGACATGCCAAGCAAGAGGATGCGCAGCCGGTGATGAAACTTCTCGCGAATTACGGCGACGTCCAATGCCTCGGATTTAACAAGGGCGGCAGCCCGAAGCATCCGCTGTTCATTCGGTCGGATACGCCGTTGACCCTGTTTGCGCCGATGAGCGTCACATGAGTTCCCCAGAACTGGCGCTTGAGGACGAGCCGAAGCTGACGACCGCGCAGCTTGAGGACCTGCTTCGCGCCAAGTACGACCGCGTTCGCTACGCCCTGTTCTTCGACGTGCCCGATGCCGTGAGTCTCGACGCGCGCCGACGTATCGACGCCGTTGCCATCGGGATTTGGAAGTCCGTGGGGCGAAACGTCTCCGCGTTCGAGCTCAAAGTGTCTCGCTCGGACTGGCTGCGCGAGTTGAAGCACGTCAACAAAGCCGATCCGTTCGTCGCCATCTGCGACTACTTTTGGCTGGTCACAGGCGATCCGTCGGTCGCGAAGGTCGATGAGATCCCGGCGTGTTGGGGCTGGATGACGGCGACGAAACACGGGCTGCGCGTGCAGCGCCCGGCGCAAAAGTTGCCCAATGACCGCGACAACATGCCCTGGGGATTCACGGTTGGGCTGCTGCGGAAGTTGCAGGACGATCTCATATCGAGCCCCGATGTGCGCTCGGCCATAGAAGAACGGACGCGCGAACAAGAGCGCATGTACAGGGCTCAGTTAGAGCGCGCCGGCGGCATTGCCGCGCGAGAGCTCCGAGACCTGCGCGACGCCGTGGCCGAGTTCGAGAAGGCATCGGGCATCACGCTCAAATCGTACAACGCTGGAGCAATCGGCGGCATCGTCAAGTCTCTGGAAGAACTTAACTGGCGCGGAGGTCTGCACGCCGCGCCCACGATGTTACGACAGCACGCGGCGGCGATGACCGAACTACTGGCGAAGATTGAGAACGCGGCCGCAGAAATGGAAGCGACACATCAGGAGCAGGCGTGAACACAGAATCGCCTGACAATCCGTGGCAACGATTCGACTTCTTCGACAAGCTGGGCCAACGAAAACCCGTTTGGCTTCTGAAGGTTCCCTGCGACCCCGCTGGACTCGGTGCGGCGCGCTTCAACAGAGGCGGGCACTCTGACTTCAGCTTCGACGCGAAGGGCCGAGCCATACTTGAAAGTCAGCGAACCATCATCGGCACAGAGACGATTCGACTGCGTTTGCTCGAAGAGCACGACGGCACGCTGTTCCCGCAGGCGAATCCTGGGGTGCCATGAGCACACTCGTCGATCAGCTTCGCGCCCTCGCGCGCTTCGAGCACTCGGACGCAAGTATCGCCGCTGATGCTGCCGACGAGATCGAGCGCCTCGCAGCGCTAGTCGTTATGCCGGAGGAGCCGAGTGGGGCTGTGTACGCCGCTATGGATGCTTATCGCCAACGAGTTCAACCGCACCTGCGAACTGAAACCGATCTTTACCTCGCCATCCGCGCAGCCCTCGCGAAGGAGCAGGAGGCAAAGACATGAGCATGGATTCCGGTCATGCAAATCTCGTGATTGACCCGTTCCGAGGATTCTCGGTCGTGTTCATCGACTCATTTTACAACGTCACGTTCAGGACGGACGTGTATCGGCAATTGGACGATGCGCTGATGGAGGCGGCTCAACACTTCGGCGCGCCTCTCACCATCGAACTGCAACAACTGAAGGCTGGCGGGTGAACGAGCGTCCTATAATTTTCAGCGCCTCCTCGATCCGCGCTCTGTTGTATGGCAGGAAGTCGCAGACGCGCCGAGTGGTGAAGCCGCAGCCGATTGCGCCGTTCCACAGTTCAAGCGGCGCGTGGGTGGACATGAACGAAGTGCGGGGCATCACGTCGATGCGCTGCCCCTACGGCGAACCCGGCGATATCGTCAATTCAAGGCATCGTGTCGGTGGGACGACGCTCTGGGTAAGGGAGACGTGGCACTCGTCCCCGCACTTTGACTGCCTATACCGCGCGGACTTCGACGCCGCGCAGTTGAAACGCCTGCCAAAGGTCGCTGCACATGGCGGGTGGCGTTCACCTATCCACATGCCTCGTGCGATGTCCCGCATCACGCTCAGGGTCACCGACGTACGTGTGCAGCGGTTGCAGGACATAACCGAGGCGGATGCAGTCGCTGAGGGCGTGTTCGCGTGCGGGACAGTATTGAGCGGCACGACGGCGCGGGAGTGCTACCGGCGAATGTGGGAGTCCATTAGCGGCCCCGGCTCGTGGGACGAGAACCCGTGGGTGTGGGTGATTGAGTTCCTAAGACTCAGCCAGTGAGCGCCGTCACTCTCGACGACTTGATCGACTGCAGCAAACGGCCGCTGTTGTGAGACGCCGTTTCGCAGACTCGACCGTTCGCACGATCCGCCACCAATATCGGCTTGGCTGCGGGCTCAAGAAGTTGGCGGACTTTCACGTCGTCAACCGCAAAGTCATCTACGACATCGTGCACGGGCTGACGTACAAGGATGTCGGCGGGCCGATAACCAGCGGAGTGCGGCGCTGCCGTAACTGCGGGCAGAGAATCGTGGGCGCGCAACACGAGACCAAGGCGTGACCTGGCTCAACCGCGTACACGTCGGCGACTGTAGAGACCTCATGCGGAAGATGATTGCAGACGGCGTGAAGGTGCAGATATGCGTGACCAGCCCCCCCTACTTCGGGCTCCGCGACTACCAAGCCGCCGGGCAGATCGGCCTCGAGCCGAGCCTGCACGAGTGGGTGGACACGATGGTCGAAGTGTTCGACCTCGTGCGCGACCTGCTCGTTGACGACGGCACGCTCTGGCTGAACCTGGGCGACAGTTACGCGCAGAACGGCGGCGCCGGCTGGCAGGGGAAGAATGGCGAGCGCTCTGACCGGCGCTTCACCGCAACACGCAACAGCGTGGCCATGCGCGAGGCCAATCGGAGGCCTCCGGCCGGGCTCAAAGCGAAGGACCTGATGGGACAGCCGTGGCGCGTTGCCTTCGCGCTGCAGGACGCGGGTTGGTACTTGCGAAGCGACATCGTGTGGTGCCTTTCCGGGGGCGCCTGGGTTTACGCGCGCACACAGAAAGGTGACATGCCCGTGATGGTGAAAGACCTGGTGCGCCTTAACCCAAAGACAGTGCGTCTGTGGAACGGCGAGAAGTGGACGGGCGTGCTCGGATGGGGGCCGAGCAACAACGACAAAAAGCGCATCGAACTCGTGCTGCGATCCGGAGAGCGCATCGGTTGTACGGGCGGACATCTCTGGCCCACGCAGCGTGGCAATGTAATGGCACGCGACCTGCGTGTTGGCGACATCATACGGTCATGCAAGTTGCCAGAGCCGGATGATTGCGAGCGTCCAACATACATCACCAACGACGCGCTGTGGCTGATCGGATTGTATCTTGCTGAGGGAAGTCGCAGCGGGAACGCGAACGCGCGTCAATTGTCGCTGTCTGCTGACGAGCAAGATTGGCTTCCTCGCATCGAGGCGATTGCGAAGCACTACGGCGGATCTTGCAGCCACACCATTACAGGAAGATCGCTTGCGGTAAGAATCTACGGGGCGGTCCTGCACTCGCTAATTGACGCATACATCGGCGGATCGGTCGCCATCGACAAGCACTTGAAGGTCGCCGCATGGCGTCTACCAAACGACGCTCTGATGCGCGTAGTGCAAGGCTATCTCGATGGAGACGGTCACGACGACACAGCAAACGCCCGTTGGCGCCTCGGCTTCTGCCGAAACTATTCGCTTGAACGCGACCTGCGTACAGCCGCTGCGCGGCTCGGCGCGACGCTGGCGCTCTGGCCCGAAACGGCGAGTTATCAGAACGGCGATGCACCAACCTTCCGAGGTGAATGGCGATGGAAGCGCAGCGGACACTGGAACGAGGCGGACCGCGGCGAGATTTCAGAGATTCGCCTCAGTCGAGCCCGCGGATTTTGGGACATCGCAGTCGAGGATAATCCGCACTTATTTGCGCTGGCATCCGGAGTCCTTACGCACAACTGCAAGCCGAATCCGATGCCAGAGTCGATCAAGGATCGACCGACGAAATCCCACGAGTACATCTTCCTGTTGGCGAAGTCTGAGACTTACCACTACGACGCTGCCGCGATCGCAGAGCCGGTGAGCGGCACCGCCAATGCGCGCGGCCGAGGCGTGAACCCGAAGGCCGCGGGATGGGCACGTGGCGATGGGCCGCACACGCCCGCAGCGCATGCAAAGTCGAAGTCAACGGGCGATGGGACGAAGTTCGGCCGCCCGCGTCAGAACGAGAGTTTCAGCGGCGCTGTCGCCGGGCTGGTGACTCAGCGCAATGCTCGCTCGGTGTGGACGATGCCGTCCGAACCGTTCGGTGGGGGGCACTTCGCCACGTTCCCGCGCAATCTTCCGCGGCGCTGCATACTCGCTGGCTCTCGCCCAGGCGATGTCATTCTCGATCCATTCATGGGCAGCGGCACGACCGCACAGGTCGCGCTCGAACTCGGCCGTCAATTCATCGGTTGCGAGATCAACGGCGAGTACGCGGCGATGCTTGCGACGCATCGCGGTCAACAGCACGGGCTCGCGTTGTCGCACGAAGAGCCGCTTTCGGCTGCCGGCGGCGAGCCATAAATGCCTGAAAAGAAGCGGCACACTCATCAAGTCACGATGTTGCCGTCGGTCGGCGCGCCCGATCCGCTCGTCGTGCTGCCACTCGTGTTGGAACTGATGGAGAAGCGCCCTACCGATGAGCCACAACGCAGCCACGTACCTGCGCAGCAGCAAGGACCGCAGTGATGTCTCGATCAGCGCGCAGCGGCGCGAGCTCGCGGCACTTGCGAAGGCACGCGGGCTGCGGATCGCTCGCGAGTTCGAGGACGCGGTAGAGTCAGGCTCTTCGGATCGTCGTCCCGGTTTCGTCGACCTACTCGCAGCGCTGAAAGACCCACAGCGCGGGTGGGACACACTGCTCATCTATGACACATCGCGCCTCGCGCGCCGCCGCTACATCGCCCAGGCGTTCAAGCATCAGGCCCGGCGGCGGGGCGTCGCCATCGTGTACGCGCGTATGCCCGCCGACGTCGACCCCATTGCCGAAGTAATCCTTGAGAGCTCGTTCGAGGCGATGGACGAAGTGCTGTCGCTGATGAGTCGCGACAAGGGGCTCATGGGCATGCGGGAAAACGTCGCGCGCGGCTTTCGGGCTGGCGGGCGCGCGCCGATGGGCTACCGGCTGAAACACACGGCGACCGGCGCCATGCGCGACGGAAAGCCGGTGATGAAGTCGACGCTCGTGCGCGGGGCGGACGCCGAGCGCATGCGGCGCTATCTCAAGGCGCGAGCCAGCGGACAACCGCGCAATGTCACGATGAAGTCCCTGGGCCTCACCTGCAATCCGTCCTCGTTGATCGGTGTGGAGTGGAACGCGCTGACGTACGCCGGCCACACGGTGTGGAACGTGCACAAGGAGCCTGGCCACGGCACGAAGCGGCGATCGCGTGAGGAATGGGTCGTGCATCGAGACACGCACGAGGCGCTGATAACGGACGCCGATGCCGAGAGCATTCTCGCTCGCCTGATGACCAGCCCCGTTGGCGCTGCGGTGTCGAGAGCGAAGGCCGCGGCGTCGTCGTACCTGCTCACGGGGTTGCTCGTCACGCCGGACGGCGCGGCGTGGACGGGCAAGGGCGGGCGGTACTACAAACTGCGCCGATCGGCGAACGGCCCCGGCAAGCTGGTCCCGTGCGAGGTCGTCGACCGCGCGGTGCTGACGAAGGTAACGGAGGACATCCGGTCCGACGAGTTCCTCGCCGGACTGATCGCGGCCGCGCGATCGACGGGGCTCGCCGCAGACCCCGGCAAGCCGCTGCGCGAGCGGCTCATTCAACTCGACAAAGAGAAGAGCCGCGCGGCTGCGTTCGCACTGACTGTCGACGACGGCGGCACGTTCTCAAGGCTTGTCGAAGAGCGCTCGAGCCAGATCGCGGCACTGCGCGCCGAGCTCGCGGAAATGGAGGCGGAGTCGGCCCTGCATAAGCAGGCGAAGGCGATGACGCCAACGAAACTGCGGGCCCTGCTACTGGAACTTGGGGGGCCGCGGAAGGCCCTGCCGTCGCTCGTCGACCGCGTGGTCCTCGATAAGGACCTCGGCTGCCGCCTGTACTACCGGACCGCCGTGGGCCTATCTATGGCGTCCCCAAGGGGATTCGATGGATGGGCCCCGACTTTCGAGGTCACGGTGAAGGTGGCCTAGCCGCAGCGCACGCTTTCACCTGCTCTTCGTATTCGAGAATCAACCGCTGCTGCGCCTCGATCACGTCCTGCGCGCTGTACCCTGACGGCAGGAGCAGCGCCCGTATCCGCGCGCATGCGGCGGGCGGTGGGACAACTACCGGGACCTCAAGGATTCGCGGCGGCGCTGCCGGCTGCCCGGCGCAGGCCGTCAAGGTAAGGCTCAGGCAGAGGCAGGCGCAGGCAATCAAAGCGCGTGTCATTGACGGATTCCCTCAATTTCGCGAACTGCGGGGCAACGAGCCGGGCGACTTCCGCCGGGATAGCGTCCACGCTCGCGGTGATGAATTGATCGCGCTCGCGCAGTTCATCTGCGGCTGCTTTCTGTCTGGCCGCGGCCTCGCGCTCGATCTCGGCCGACTGGGTGGCGAGCTCGGCGCGGAAGTTGGCGAGCGCGTTTTCCGCCGTGAGCGCGCGGGACTCCGTGATCTTGTAGGCAGCCCAACCTCCGGCGCCTGTCCCCGCGAGGAACGCGATACCGGCAAGGATGAGGCACGGGCCCTGGAAGGCTTTGAGCCATGTCAGCGATGTCGCAATCCATCCAAACATGTCAGGCCGCCTTCTGCCCGGCGAGGTCGATGAACAGTTTGCCGTCGAGGTGGTCGACTTCGTGCTGCACGCAGGCCGCACTCAACCCGGACAACTTCGCCACGCGCGGCGCGCCGGTGAGGTCCTGATACGCCACCTTGATCCGCTTCGCGCGCGTCGTGTAGGCGAACGTGCGCCCGAAGTTCACCGACAGGCACCCGTCGCGGACCATCTGCGTGTCCTCGGCCTTGAGGATGACCGGGTTCACCATGACCACCGGGTCGACACGCGACGGGCTCACGTCGAGCACGATCAGCCGCGAGAGCACGCCGACCTGGTTGGCGGCGAGCCCGACGCCGTGCGCGCCGTACATGAGCCGCAGCATTTCCGCGGCAAGGTCGGCGAGCGCTGCGTCGAAGGTCTCGACCTGAGCCGCGACCATGCGCAGCGCCGGATGCGGGTGCTGCAGAATGACCAGTTCCGTCATACGCCAGCCTCATCGCTGTCGTCGAGCCGGTCCGTACTCGCCTTGTCCGCGAGCCACGGCCAGAAGCGGGCAAGGACCCGCACGCTGCCCGTGTACACGAGCGGCGTCATAAAGCCGGTGAACAGCCCCCACACTACGGCCCACTTGCCGCCCTCGGGCCACGTGATCCACGTTCCGAAGAAACCGACGGTCGCCGCGGTCGTGCGCACCAAGAACTTGAACGCGCGCATCGGGTAGTTGCGCGCATCGGCAAACAGGCGCAGCGGGAACTTGGCCCACTGCGTGAAGCCGATAGAGATCGTCAGGCCGAGTAACAAGGAGACGACGTGCACATGTTTCAGCATCGACTCGACGAACGCGAAGATGTTGGCTACGGTCTCCATCGGTTCGCCCCTTTCAGGCCGGGTACGCGCTCCAGTTGAGTTGGAAGTGCGGCATGTCCCACCCCCATAGGTCGTAACCCCAATCCATGTCGATGCCGGCGGCGAGCGCGCACTGTTTCATTGCCTTGGCGACTCGGCGATACGCGGCGAGCGCGTCTGGCGCCTCCAAGTCCTGAAAGCCGCCGGCGCGCCACGGCGTCAGGTCGACGGCGTGGCCAGTGAGGTGGCGGGATGTCATCGTGCGGGACTTGCCCTTCGTGAAGTACTCGCGCTGCTTTGCGAGCGTGCGTACGCCTTCGGTGACGGAGAAGTCCTGGGCGGTGACGAGAATCGCGCTTTTCACGACCTTCACGAGCGCCGGGTGAACGCCATCGAGCCGTCGCAGTGAGCGGGCACCGAGTACGTAGGTCACCGCAGTCTTTCGATCGACGTCTCGATGTTGTTCAATCGACGCAGCACTTCCGTGTACTGCGCGACGGTGACGGCGATCTGCGCATCCTGTTGGCTGTCCTTCTCGAGGTGCAGAGCCGATCGAGAAGCGGTCGCGGATACGGTGGTCTCGACATTCGTGACTCGCTGCTCGAGCCGGCCGGACCAGTAGAACCACATGCCCGTCTGCACGAGCAGGCCGGCAACAGCAATCGTGATCGCCAAGGGGTCGCGATTTCTGTTGTCCACGTTCACCCCTTGGGTAATCAGTGCTTGTTCGGGCGATCGAACGGGCCGCTGCCGCCGCCACCGCCTGATCCGGCGCCTTCCGTGCGTTGCTTCCTCTTCGAGTAGATGCGCCAGCCGAAGTAGCCGAGCACGCTTACGGCGGCCAGCACTCCGATGGATTCCACTGCGCCCATAAAGCCTCCACGTTCAACCTGTTGGACTTGCCAGCGCGAACCTATCTACGTGCACTGTCAGCGCAAGCCCTGCCCTACACGACCTCCGGCAAGCCTTTCTGGCCCGAGAATCCCGGCATGCGAACGGGGGCGACCGATTGCGCGAAGGTCAGCGCGAGCGCATCGCCCGTGTCGGGTGACGGCAGATTCAGTTCGCGCATGTCCTCTTTCGACATCAGTTGGAGGCGGCGCGCGGTGTCGTAGTGAACGGGCTGCGCCACGAGTTCGTCGCGCAGGTCGTTGTCCGGCGGGATCTTCGACTCCGTGAGCCAGCGCGCGAGGCGGCTCCACCACTCCGCGCGCGGGTTGTAGTACAGCAGCTTTTCGATGACCGCCGAGCGATCGCCGGCGTAGCAGGGGATGACGTTCGTGTAGCCGAGTTGGATCAGCCGGTCATAAACGCCCTTGCCAGCGCCATGCGCGTCGATAAAGGCGGCGTCCGGCCGTTCCGTCGAGAGCAGCGTCGCGATCCGGTCCGCGAGGTGCATGTGATTCGACTCCGAGAACCGGATTATGTCGCGCGCGGTCACAATGGGGCCGCGACGGAACACGAGCGCTGTGCGAGCGGTGCCGCCATACGCCACGTCAATCCCGCACACGCGCGGGATCGTGTCGGGGATGAAGTCCTCTTCGATGTCGCGGTCGACCGCCTGCTGCACGAGCGACGCCGAGATCAGCCCTGTCTCCGACGACTTCGGCGGGAGGCCGCGAACGCGGACGCGCACGAAGTCGCTGTCCTCGCCGTAGTCGTCGACCCACTCCTGCAACTTCGCGTGATCCGCGGCCTTCGCATTCCGCGCGTCGATCGTGTACGTCAGCCAGCGATGCTTGAAGCGCCCGAAGCACTCAGAGAATCGGCCGGTCTCGCTCGTCGGGTTGCCGAACGCGATCCACAGGCCGCCGCGGGTGGTGAACGCGCCCTCGGACGCCTCCCATATCTCGTCGGCAATGGCGCTCGCCTCGTCGTAAACAATGAGCACGTCCTGCTCGTGCGTGCCCTGGAACGCGGCGGCGTTATCGCGTGACCACGGGATCGCATTCGCCGCCCATTGCTTGCCCTCGCCTTTCAGCGAGAAGGACGTCGCCTGCCAGTCGAACCAGTGCGCGTTCAGCGTGTAGCGGTAGTTCTTGTTGAGTTCGCGCCAGAGCTTCGTTTCGAGCTGCGTCTTGGTGCCCGCGGTGACGACGACCTGCGGGGTGACGCGCGTCGACAGGAACCACTGCACTAGCGTCTGTATAAGCCAGGACTTACCTATGCCGTGGCCGCTGCGCACAGCGATCTGCGTCGTGGGCTCCGGAGCCCGGTGGGTCGCCACCGCGTACATGTGCGCGCCGATGTCGCGCAGCACCGTCGACTGCCACACGTCCGGCCCATCCGGCCACTTTTCGTACGGCGTCCCCGCCTGCCCCCACGGGTACATGGCGAGCGCGTAGCCCCAGGGATCGTAGAGGTACTGCGCGGCGATTTCGGCGATCTCGTCATCGCCAGCGTGCAGTTCAGCGGAGGCGGCTTGCATCGTACCGATGCTCGCCGAGTGATCCGTCAGCGCAAGTTAGAACAGTGGGGCGTACGGCTCGACCATGCGAGCCAGTTCATTGCGGCGCGCGTAAATCTTCTCCAGCGCCGCCCGCTTCTGCTCGGCGGTCATCGACGAGGACTGGACCATGCGCGCCCGCGCACTCAGTTTCCGGATCTCCTGAGCGATGTCGTTCAAGCGTGGGCGCACGAGCAACTGTTCCTTGCGCTCTGTCGCCAGCCGGCGCGCCGCCTCCATCTGCCCCTCGGCGCCGAGCTTCTTGATCGTGCGCGCGGTGTCATCTGCGACATCAAGCATCCGGTACAGTTCGTCGTGCCACTTCGTCGTCCGCGGCTCGCCCACTCGCACGAACCGCCGCAACACGTGCTCGTGGAACGCCTTCGCCGGCGCATCGGGATACCCGCCGGCCGAGCGCGTCACCGTGTCCGACACTTCCAGCCCCAACATCGCCATCCCACCGAGGTATCCCCGCAGCAGGTGTTCCAGTTGCACGGGCGAGCGTAGAAACTCCGGCGCGCCGTCCGGCATCGCCTTCGCGAGCTCGATCAGCGTCGGCGACGTCCACGGCCGGTAGCGGGCCTCCGGCAGCACGTTCTTGTCCTGCATCGACAAAATCGGCGC